AGCATCACCACAAAAGAGTATTCTGCTATTCTCCCCAACTCTTGTTATTATACTATCTAATTCATGAAAATTCAAGTTTTGAAATTCATCAACTATCACAATTGCATTATCTAATGTTGTACCTCTGAGAAAAGATGTACTCCAGAAACGTATGGTTTCTTGTGCTTTCAAGTTGCCATATAACATTTCAAAGTCTGCATCAGTTGGCATCTGGAACATATACTTTACCATATTTTTATACGGTATCTGATAAATGTCTGCCTTATCCTCATGATCACCTGGTAAGAATCCAATCTCTCTGGTTGCAACCAGTGATCGAACAAGATATATCTTATCATATGGTGTTTTATCATTCAATACATCTTGAATCGCATTATATAAACTAATGAATGTCTTACCTGTACCTGCACATCCAAATGCAACGATATGTTGACCTTTACCATATGCATCAAATAATAATTTTTGATTATCTGTGAGTGGTTCAATGTTAACAAGATAATCAGAATTTACAGGTTTTTTTCTTTTCATCTGTTTCGATGTGTAACCAATCCCAATTGGTTCAGATCCTTTTTTTCTTCTTGCCATTACTGTTTTCTAACGTTAGCACCAGGTGTTTTTCCGACCTTACTTAATACCTCATTCCAACCAGGATGTTTCATACGAAGTTTATCTTTCCACTCCCCAACTTCACCAACGCCCGGCATTGTAGATGGGTCAGAGTAATCTCTCAACCAATCAGGATTATCTTTACACCACTGATCCCATTTTGTGACACTCATCATCACTTCTTTTTGTTCACCAGTTTTTGAATTAACTACAGGATATGTTGCCATTAAATTATAAAGTTATGTGTAATATTTAGACCCATTCCAGAGACTCAGATACAGTTGGAAACTGCTCAGTAAATATCGACTTACATTCATTTGCAATATCCATATGCTCTTTTTGTGTTCCGTGTCCAGAACGAAGATCAATATAATGTATCCAAGAACGAACACTCCCAGACATATAAAGACGAGTTGGTGTTGCAAGTGGTAATACAAATCTTGCACACTCTTTTGCAATACCTTCTCTGAGCAATTCATTATATAAATCCATTCCTTCATTAAAATACAATTTAATTCTATCTTGTAAGAATTTAATTTGTTTCTCTGGTATATCATCAATACTATTCTGACGATTCTTTGTATCTTGTCTTCTTAATTCTGGTAATGGTATATTTGCGTCTAATAAATTTGTATCAGCATATCTTTGACTAAACTCTTGAAATGTAAAAGAACGATGTCTTAATATTTGTGCAGCAAGTCCTCTTGTAGTATTAATTTCAAGAGTCATAAACGCTTGTTCAAAAATTGACCAATGCTGATGTTTGATACAGTATCTTAAAAGACCTGCATAGTTGTCATTTTCCTGATTATTTGGATTACTCACACGAGCACAATATGCCATATGCTTTTCAGAATCAGGGGAGACACTTATAAGTGATACGTTCATTTAAATCCTTTTGATGTTTTTTCTTCAATCATCGCTATCTCATTCTTAGCAATTTTTAGTTGTTCTCTTATTAATTTAAGTTGTTCTTCATCATAGAGATAATCCTTCTTTAATAATCTCTCTAATAACTTGACTAATCTTTTTGCTCTCATGATCCTTCATATTCCTTATCATAATTCAGTTCAATTGGATCAATATCATCAAATTTATATGATTTTACATCCGAATATATTTCAGTCTTTAATGAATCAACTAACATTTCAAGATTGCGAATAATTAATTTTAATTTTTCTTTATCCATATAAAAAAATGATTATTCTTTATTATATCATAAAAAAAGAGAGGTAGCAACCTCTCTTTAAAATTTAGAACTTGTATCCATACAAGAACCTAGCTTCAGCGTAAATGATAGTTAGAAATATAGCAGATGCTGCTAATATTTCTGCTGTGACTAACATTACTTAGCGTGAGCGATACCACGATATGTGAGTTCGACCTCTTTTGCTTGCTGAGCTTTGTTTCT